GCGTCGGTGACAGCTACGACAACGCTTTGGCCGAGACGATCAACGGCCTCTACAAGGCCGAGGTGATCCACCGGCGCGGACCGTGGCGCAGCTTCGAAGCCGTCGAGTACGCTACCCTCGAGTGGGTCGACTGGTTCAACCATCGCCGGCTGCTCGAACCCATCGGCAACATCCCGCCTGCCGAAGCCGAAGAGCTGTATTATGCTGCCGCGGACAACATCGATATGGCAGCGTGACCCACAACCCAACGCCTCCCGCAACCCCGGGGCGGTTCAGTGGCTCCGTCTGGACGGACGACGAGAACTATGTCGGCCGCACCAAAGCTGTCTATTTCCAGTGCCCAGTTAGCCGTCGCTGCCTAGAGATCCGCGCCGAGAAGCTGGCGAGCATCACCCTGAAGATCGAGGGCAGCAAGCGCGGCAAGAAGGTGCTCAGCGTTCCCAACTTCCGCGACCGCACAATGAGCAACCTGCTCCGCAACGTGGAAATGGATTTGGGCATCGGTGGCGATTGCTGGCTCTGGCTCAACAAGGAGATTGCAGAGCGCCCCGTGATGGAAGCCCTGCGCCCCGACTTCATGTTTCAGGAACCGGCCAAGGGCACGATCACCTATGATCCGTCCAAGCGTTTGAACGGCACCAGCAACCCAGAACTCATCTTCTACACCGATCCCGACGAAACCGCTTCGATCCTCACGGTCGAGCGCCGGATCGGTGACACCAACCGCTACGAGCAGATCGACGCCGACCTGCTCCACATGAGCATCTACAACCCGCTGAGCGCGATCGAGGGTTCGGGTGCCGGCGATGCGATCATGGCTGATATTGCCGCTTACAGGGCGGCTACGAAGCTCATGTATGCCCGTTTCACCAATGGTGGCCGCAAGAGCGGTTGGATCACCATCCCTGAGGTGGACGGCTACAACGAACTAACCGATGACGACAAGGCCAAGCTCCGCGACACGCTCAGGATGCTGCGCGAGGACGACGAGCTAAAGGGCTTGGTCGCTGGCTCCGAGTTCATCGAGAACCAGATGGACTTCAAAGAACTCGATGTGGTGGCCGTGGTGAAGGCGTTGGAACGCCGCATCGCTATGGCCTTTGCGGTTCAGCCCGTCATGCTCGGTTTCGAGGGCGAGACCACCGGCATGAACATGCGAACGGCGGATCGCACCTTCTACACCGGCTGGCTCAAGCCACGCGCTGATTTCGTGCTCGGCCACCTTCAGAGCTTCCTCCGCGACAGCCTGAACGACCCCAAACTGACCATCGAAATCGATGAGACCAAGCTGCCCTACCTTCAGGACGACAAGCTCGACATGGTAGACAAGATGGCTGGTCGCGGCGCGATCACCTTTAACGAATACCGTGAGGCAATGGGCTTTGCTCCTGCTCCTTGGGGCAACAAGCCGATCCCTGTTGCCGGTGCTGGCGAATCCCTCTCTCAGAGTGGCGGTAAAGACCCCGAGCAGCAGCCGGACAATCAGCCCTCGCGAGAAGTCGCACATAATGCCGATACGAGCCGCCGCGCCAGTCAGCGCGCCTAATCAATAAATAACAGCGGAGTTTCACGAGATAGGATCAACCAGAATGAACGCACCTTTCCTGACGAAGAGCTTTAAGGCTGGTCCTATCAATGACAACGAGGTCGAAGGTCTGGCATCTGCTTACGGCAACATCGACCATGCCGGCGATATCGTGGAACGCGGCGCTTACAAGCGCACCCTAGATCGCTTCAACGCTTCCACGAAGGGAATGCCCTTCCTGGCGCATCACAGGCACGACAAGCCCATTGGCCGCATTCTGGAACTCAGGGACAGCGACGAGGGCCTGTACTTCAAAGCGCGCTTCTCAGACAGCCACGATGGTCAGAACGTCCGTTCTCAGTTCCTAGATGGAACCCTAGATAGCTTCTCAATTGGCTACCGCGTCCTTCAGAAGCAGTCCGATCGCGTCAACGATCGCAAGGTGCTCCGCCTGAAGGAGATTGCGCTACACGAGATTAGCGCAGTCACATTCCCCTGCAACGAGCTTGCAAAGCTGACCGCCGTTAAGGGCGATATTGCTTCCAGCTTCCCCGATCTCAGCCTTGAGGACCAACAGCGCGTAGCGGACTTCGCTGCAACGCTCATGTCCAAGTCGGTGATGACGGACGAGGAAGTCGCAGAGGCGATTGCAGAGGGTGAAGCCCTGCTTACCGCCGTGGACAAAACTGTAGCGGCTAGAGAAATCGCAGACGCCGAAGCTGGCATCGACACCAAGTTCGATGACCTCTGGCTGGCTTACCAGATCAGAAAGCGCCTCGGCCGCTAAATAGAAACACTGGAAGCATTGCTTCCAACCGGCACTCCCAAGGGACTCGCCTCTCAGACAGCAGGACCCGCTCTTCAGCCCTCCTCTGAACTCCATTTCAGAGGTGAAAAGTGAACGAAGAGAACATCAACAAGCTGTTTGAGGAACTGGCTACCAAGGCCAACTCCGAAGACGCAGTGAACAAGGCAGAGGTTGAAACTCTGCGCGGCGAAATCGCTGACCTGCGCGAGCAGATGGCCCGCAAGTCGCAGACCAAGAGCCACACCGCAGAAACCAACGCACAGGACGACGATCGCCTCGCAAAGCTGGCGTTCGTGAAGGGCCGTTACGCCATCGAAGACGGCGACGTGAAGGCAACCGAGTTCTCGCGCCTCGTCGGTGAAGAGGGCGGCAACACCGTTCCTACCGTGTTCGACGGTGAGATCACTCGCGGCCTCGCAAAGCTCAGCCCAATCCGCAGCCTGTCCCGCGTCGTGTCGGTCAAGGCCAACCTAGAGCGCATCATCAAGATGCGTGTCGGCGGTGCTGCAAAGACCAAGGCGGAAAAGGCAGCTTACACGCTGAACACCACCGATCTGTTCGGTAAGCTCAGCTGGGGCACGTCTGAGATTGTCGACCAGCAGCGTCACACCTCGTGGGTGTCGGACGATCAGGAATCGATCCTGAACCTCGCAGCAGAGCTTCAGGACAGCATGATCCTGAACATCGCTGAGAAGGAAAGCGACCTGTTCCTCAACGGCACCCAGACGAACACCGTTCAGGACGTTCCCGGCCTGACCACCACCCGTATGGGCCTTCTGGCACAGACCGCGCTCACTTCGGGCGTCAACAAGTACACCGACGTTTTCGGTCAGCTGGCAACGGTTCAGGCTGTTGTTCCTGCCACCGGCAACTACCTGTCGGACGCGGTTCTGAAGCTGCGCTCCACTCTCCACAGCAACTATCTTCAGGGCGCAGTGCTCGTGTTCAGCAGCGATGTTGAACTGGCTCTGTTCATGGAGAAGGACGAGAACGGTCGTTCGCTTCTGCGTCCAGCAGACGCAAGCATTGCTGGTGGCTTCGCTGGCACCGTCCACAACATGCCATACGTCATCGACGACTCCATGCCGACGATTGCTGATGCGCTTCAGGACGGCACCCCAGCGGTTCTGCTCGCTGACTTCAGGAAGGCATACACCATCGTTGACTTCGGCGCGATGAAGTGGGTTGTCGATCCAATCACCGAGCCACAGTACGTCAAGTATTCCGCTCGTCGCCGCGTTGGCGGTGCAATTGTTGACTATAAGGCAATCCGCGCACTTGAGCTGGTAACGGCTTAATCGCAAAACAGGGAAGCCCGGCTGAGAAGCCGGGCTTCTCCATGTCCAAAGCAGGCCACCGCTAAATACCCGACAACTATGTCGAGGATGGAGCATTGGTACTAGAGACTACAGGACCAGACGCCAACAGCTGGCAGACTATTCCACAGGCCAACCAGTTCCTCGTGGACTTCGTTCATCCCCTGCTCGGCCTTTCGCCTGAGCTTGGCGCGGATGACGGACCCTACCTGATCGAAGCGGCCAAAGAGATTAGTCGAATGTGGACGTGGAAGGGCCAGCCGGTCGATCCACTCCAAACGCTAGCATGGCCCCGCAAGGGCGTATCGCTTGAGCCAAAGAAGGCTGGACCCGATTGGTTCGCCCGCACCTATCCGCATCTCGATCCGTGCGCCGAGGAATACGCGCGCTTTATCATGTTCGAGTCCCCCGGCCTGCTCGCCTCGCCGGAATTCCTACCCGAAAGCACGATCCCGAAGGACATTCTTGAGGCTCAGGCGATCCTAGCGGCCTTCAAGGTCCGCAATATCACGCTCTGGCAGGACAACGCATTCAACGCGTCCGAGGTGAAGCTGGACGGTGTTGGCACGATCAAGCCGACCAACGCTGTCGCGGCTGCTGATGCCGTGTTCATGCGCCTCGCGCGCTGGGGATCGTTCAAGGGCACGTCGATCGTAAGGCCAGGCGGTGCGCGCTAATGGCCGGGATCTACGATAACTTCGCTAGCGCGGCTTCCCAGCTGCTCAACGGGCCGCTTGGCGGCAAGGGCCGGCTCCGTCGCAAGAGCGGTGGCGGTTATGACGACAACGGCGATCCCGTTCCTGTCACTCAGCGTGACATTCCCGTCGCGTGCGTGGTGAAGACCAAGGAAGTCTGGAACGCTGGCGCGTATCTGGGCAGCAAGCTCGTCGCGGTGCTCGACAACAAGGTAGAGCCGCAGCCCAATGACGAGCTGATCGTCGGCGCGAAGACCTACACCGTCATCGAGGTAGCAGCGAAGGCACCAGCCGGAACGGTCATCACCTATGAAGTGGTGCTCGGCTGATGGCGCGCTCCGGTATCTCGAATCTGGGTGGCGTCGTGAAGAGCTTGGCCGCGGCCAAGCGTAAGGCGATTGCTGATGCCGGGAAGGTCATTCGCGTCACCGCGAGTGAGATACTCGACGGAGTTATCGACGGCACGCCAGAAGACACCAGCGTCACGATCGGTGATTGGCAGACCGCCATCAACACGACTCCCACCGACAAGCTCGACAGCCCCGATCCCGGCGGCACGGCTGCCAAGGCACGAGGTCAGGCAACCATTCTGACCGCGAAGATCGGTGACAAGATCAACATCGTCAACAATCAGGATCACGTCGAAGGACTGAACGCAGGGCGAGCAGTGAGCAAGCCATCCGGTTGGATCGAAGCCGCGATCGACAAAGCCACGCGGAGGCGACCATGACCGGACACAGCACAGATATCGACGCACTCAGGAAGCGCGCAATCACGGGATGGAAGTCGCTAGGCTCCCCGGTTCCGCTGCTCTTCGACAATAACCGCGCAGACGCGAAGATGCCGGCTTCATTCATCCGCTTTTCGGTTCGTCCCGGCACTGAGGAACAGCGCAGCCTTGGCAACTCTCGTGTCCGCGTGAACCGCGAAGGTCGCGTGTGGCTGCAAGTCGCTATTCCGATCGGCAATCCAGACAGTGAAGCATGGGCGCTAGTCGATCAGGCCAAGTCCCTGTTCGTACGCTGGCGCGCTGCTGACCTCAATCTGCGTTGCTGGGAAGCGGACACGCGAGTTGTGCCGGATACCAAGCACTACATCGTTGCGGTCTGCATCCGGTACACCAGCGACCGGGCTGAAACCGCTTAAGCTCTTTCAGACCGACCGAGGCGAAAGCCACGATACCATGCATCGTATTCAAGCGCGCCCTTAGTATACGGGCACGTACGCAATATCTCGTTGTGAGCTTTACCCGCCGAGCGGCCATGCACGAATGCCTGTGCCACAGACAACGGCGAGTGCAAATACGGCGACTGAGTAGAAAGAGCATCCGCCATGACGATCACCCATTCAATCTGAGTCGACTCAGGTTACGCCGCTTCGCTCAACTTGTCGAGTCTACGCTGATGTTGATGGGCCTCAACTAAATACGGTGAGGCCAATTCGCGGCCCGTAGCTTTTTAGGAGGCCGCAATATGGCAATTAATCCATCTGATACTGAATTCGCTATCGCGGTTGGCACGGCAGACACCGTTGCTCCCACCGCTCCTGCTTTCAAGCGACTCGAAACCATTGTTGGTTCGAACCTGAACGCAACTGCAGATCCCATCGTCAGCCAGACCCGACGCAAGGGTCGCACGAACGCCGGTCAGCGCCTCGTCAATCCTCGCGTTGAGGGCACCCTCAACACGGAGTTCGTAGCTGGTGACGCTGCAACGGAGCTTCTGCTTGAGAGCGCATTCTCGGGCAGGTTCGACGCTGAAGGTCTGCTGAAGGCCGGCACCACCGAGACGAACCTCTTTGTGGAGCGCAAGTGGCAGGACGGCGCAGTGAGCATGTTCACCCGTTATGCTGGTTGTGTGGTTTCGGAGTTTGCTCTGAACGCTGAGTTCGGTGGCATCGTCACTGCTGATTTCACCGTCCTTGGCCTTGGCCGTCTCGATCCATCTAACGCTGCCCTCGCTGGCGCTGCCTACGCGGACGCTTCGACCGCATCAAAGCTGGCTGGTCCCGACGTTAAGAACATCGTGATCGAGGGTCTGGGCGAAGTTGATTACTCGACCCTCTCGCTGACTATCTCGCAGGCACGTGAGACGCAGGGCAAGCTGGGTTCGGCATTTGCGCGCGGCATTGGCACCAGCGGCAAGACCGTTGAACTGGCCGCCTCGCTTTACCGCAAGGACTTTGGCCCTGAGAACCTGATTAAGAACGGCATTGAGAACCCCGCCGTTCGTATCGAGTTCGACATGACCATTGATGGTGAGGGTTACAAGGTAATCATCCCAGCTGCCCAGCCTTCGTTCCCAGAGGACGCAGAAGAGGGCGCTAACCAGATGGTGAACGTGACCTTCTCGCCAATCGGCGACGCAGTAAGCGGTACAGACATTATGATCCAGAAGATCACTGCCTAAGCTCTAGCTTAGGAGTGCGGATGGAGTCGGTGGTTTCAGGTCCACCGACTCCATTTCCTTAAGCGAGCTAAATATCGTGCGGTGATGAACACCGCCTCAAAAAACCTGAGGTGATTAAATGGAATTCGATTTTGACCTGCCAGAAACCGTTGACGAGACCCGCGAGATTGAGGTCCGCAAGGATGGCAAGTGCTGGGGCGTTTTCGACGTAAAGCACCAGTTCGTTGGATCGCCGGAATGGCTGATCGACTACAAGCGTCACACTGCCAAGCTGAGCCGCCGCGAGCGTGATCGCATTGACGATCCGCAAACCGCAGAGGACATTCAGCTGCGCCGTGAGATCCTCATCAGTTTCTTCGTGGACAAGTTCGTAACGAACAGCAAGGCGATCCCGTTGAAGACCGGCGAGTGGAAGCACTCCAAGAACGCGCTGGTTGCATACCTGTCGAGCCCGGCAGTCATGTTTGTTTATGAAGAGCTTTCTGACTTCTCCAGCGATGCTGCGAACTATCGCGCCGCTGAA